GAGTACGGGCGCCGGGTAGGACATTACGCAGGGCTAGATCGCGCACTCGCGATTATTGAGGAGTCCCTGTCCAACGAGGAAGGTGAGGAGCATGACCAGCGACGTCGTGTTGCCAAAAGATGGCGAGACTATTGACCCGGAGAAGATGTACTTCCCGGATATAAAAGCACGAGTACGCCCCTTCGGGTCGCGCGTTCTTGTGCAGATACGTGGCGTCAAATCAAAGACAGACGGTGGCATCATCAAGGTGCAGTCGCGTAAAGACGCCGAGCTTGATAACACCTGCGTTGCGAAGGTTCTCGCTGTCGGTCCTCTGGCCTACAAGAACCGCAACTCAATGGAGCCGTGGTCCGAGGGCCATTGGTGTTCCCCCGGAGAATACGTCTTCGTTCCTAAGTACGGCGGCTTGCGTTGGGAAAAGCCAGTCCCGCGTGGCGTCAAGGCGTACAGCGAGAACGTCCAGTATGCGATCTTCGATGATCTGAACATCGTTGGCGCTGTGGATGATCCGTTGGAGGCGAATGAGGTTGTCTACTCTGGAGGCCGGACATGAACAGCACCGAGAAAGCTCAGGCTCAGGAACAAGAGCAGGAAATTGAAGTCATCGAGGGGGAAGACCCCGATAACCTTGATGATGAAGGTCAGGAAGACGGGCGACTATCTGAAAGTCGCAATGACGACGAGGACGTCCGACGTGATGCCAAGCGTTCTGAGCGCCAGCGTCGCAAGCAAAATCAGCGTTTCGCTCGTGATAAGACCCGCGAAGAGATGCAATGGCTCGTTCAGCAGAACCAATCATTGCAGCAACGCCTAGAGACGATTGAAAATCAGACACTTAACTTCCAAAAGGGTTCGCTGGATCAAGACTACCAGCAGGCTTTGTACGGGGTTACTGCGGCTGAGAACCAATTGGCCAAGGCGATCGAGATCGGCGACGGGGCTCGCGTCCCTGAGCTTCTGCGCCAGCGCGATCGTGCGCTTGCGGACGCGGCCCATATTAACCGCGTAAAAGAGTCCGTGGGTAATACAGCCACGCCAAGGAATGACACTGTCGTAAATATGAAAGCACGGCAATGGGCTTCTGAGAACCCTTGGTTTAATCCTTCAAGTAATGACCCCGACAGCGCCATAGCAAAGACTGTTGACGCCAGCTTGGTTTCGGAAGGTTTTGATCCAACTACAGACCGTTATTGGGATGAGCTGGACCGCAGAATGTCGAAGTATTTACCACATCATTTTACAGATGATGCAGAAGATGGTTATACTGGACCTCAGAGATCTGGTCGGCGTAGTCCGCCGGTAGGTGGTTCCAGGGGCACGACCCCCGGAAAGACACAAGTTTACCTGTCTACTGAAAGGGTTAACGCCCTGAAAGATGCAGGTGCATGGGACGACCCTGTAAAGCGAGACAACATGCTTAGGCGTTTCGCTGAGTGGGATCGAAATAACAAGGCAGCACGCTAAACAAAGGAGCGAGCGATGAGACTAGATAGTGATGAGCGCCTAAAGAAGACCTCTGATCCGGCACGTCGTAGCCGCGCGATGGACGATCGCAGCGTTACAGAGAGCCGCGAGCTCTCCGATGATGACCGTGTTGAGATGTTCCGAAACGCGTTCTATCAAAGCGCATTGCCGGATTTGCCCGAAATCCCCGGCTATCATGTTTGCTGGCTTACTACGACTAACCCTCGCGACTCGGTACAGGGGCGCATGCGCCTCGGTTATGAGACCGTGAAGCCTGAAGAGGTTCCGGGTTGGGAGTACGCTACCCTGAAAACCGGAGAATACTCCGGCTGCATCGGCGTCAACGAGATGATCGCAGCCAAGCTGCCCAATCGTCTCTACCAACGTGTCATGAGAGAGGCGCATCACGACGCGCCGCTGCGTGAAGAAGAGCGCGTTGTGTCTGACAATGACCGCATGATGGTTAGCGCCAATAGCGCCAAGTCAAGGATGATGGAGGACGAAGGCATGTCAAGCTTGCGAGAAGCCCCGCCTAGACCCGTCTTCGACGACTAGGTGGATCCCCTCACTTAGCAATAGGATCCGAGAATGTCCTCGACCAATGCTCCCTTTGGACTCCGTTCGGCATATAGCCCGTCCGGCATTATTCGCGAGATGGCTGGCACCATCGCGACGACTTACAATACCGACATCTACACGGGTCAACCCGTGAAGATTGGCACGAACGGCACCCTTGAGGTTGCTGCCGCCGGTGAGCGCCTTGTAGGCGCCTTTGCCGGGTGTCAGTACCTGCCGACTGGCGCTCAGCGTCCGGTGATTTCACCGAGCTGGCCCGCCAATGCGGGCGCCACTGACATCATCGCCTACTACACCATGGACCCGTACATCGTGTACGAGATCCAGGCTGATGGCTCTGTGTCTCAGTCTGAAGTTGGCCAGCAGGCTGATTTCACGGGCGTCGCCAACTCCAATGGTTTGGGTTATTCGACCGCAACCATTAGCGCTACTACGTCGTCGTCTACGGCGGCTCAGTTGCGTGTGGTTGGCATTGCAAACGGCATCAACAACGAAGCTGGAGATGCTTTCACCGTCGTACAGGTTCAGATTTCTGAGCATCAGTACGTCTCCACTCAAAACCCATTCTGATAGGGAGATCCGTCCATGGCAACTCCGATGCGTAGTACGGACTTCCGTTCAATCGTCGAGCCGATCCTCAATGAGTCGTTCGATGGCATCTACGACCAGCGCGCAGATGAATGGAAGCAGGTTTTCCGCGAAGAGCGCGGCATTCCCCGCAATTATCATGAAGAGCCCGTTCTTTACGGCTTTGGCGCAGCTCCCGAGCTGCCCGATGGCACCGCTGTCACCTACCAGTCCGGCGGCGTGCTGTTCATTCAGCGTTACCTCTACCGCGTATATGGTCTCGCCTTTGCCCTGACGAAAGTCTTGGTGGAAGACGGCGACCACATCCGCATCGGCCAGACCTATGCCAAGCACTTGGCTCAGTCGCTGGTCGAGACGAAGGAGACGCTGGGCGCCAACATCCTGAACCGCGCCTTTAACGGTGCGTATCCGGGTGGTGACGGCAAGTCTCTTGTCGCTACCGATCATCCGATCGTCACGGGAACCTTCTCAAACCAGCTCTCGACGGCCGCCGCGCTGTCGCAGACCTCGCTTGAGCAGATCCTCATTCAGGTCCGCAACGCTGTTGACAACAACGGCAAGCGTATCCGTCTGACCCCGACGAAGCTGGTTGTGTCTCCGTCCAACGTGTTCCAGGCTGAAGTGCTCCTCAAGAGCGTTCTCCGCACCGGCACCGCGAACAACGACATCAACCCGGTCAAGTCGATGGGCCTCCTCGACGGCGGCCAGGCTAACCTGTCTCGTCTGACCTCGACCACCGCTTGGTGGATTGAGACGGATGCGCCGGAAGGTCTGAAGTTGATGATGCGCCGTCCGCTCGAAAAGAGCATGGAAGGCGACTTCGAAACCGACAGCATGCGCTTTAAGGCTACCGAGCGTTATACGTTCGGCTGGACCGATCCGCGCGGCGTGTTCGGCACGCCGGGCGTCTAAGCCCTCTTAAATAAAGGCAAGGGGGCGGCTGGACCGCCCCTTTGTTTTATGTGAAACTATCGACGGTCAAACTTTTCAAGGAGCAGACCCCATGACACAGTTTTCAGACGATCTTTGGATCGGCGTTGCTACTGGCCCGCAGCTTAACTCTTATGCTGGCCCCGGCGCCGTCTTCGCAGGCGTTGGCCCTCTTGGTCGCGTTTACATCTTCGACATTGTTCCGGCCGCCAAGTCTGCTACAGCCGTTTGCGCGGCTCAGGCTGTTGCTGCTGCTGGCAATGCAACCATCAATGGCGCATCTGCGACCGGCGGCGTTGCCACCTTTGACTATGCCCGCGCAGTCAACGTAGACAGCACGAACGCTGGCGACACGACGCAGACGGTCACAGTCACCGGCACCGACTATTGGGGCCAAGCACAGACTGAGACGATCGCGCTGAACGGGACCACGCTTGTCGCCGGTCAGAAGTCTTTCAAAACCATCACGGCTGTTGCGGTGAGTGCGCTTCTTACTGGCGACCTGACGGTTGGCAATGAAGACGTCTTCGGTCTCCCCTACCGCGTCACCGACGCTGGCTATCTCCTCCGCACCGGCTGGGCTGGCGCTGTGGCTGATGATGCCGGTACGTTTGCGGCGGCCGACACCACGTCGCCCGCAACCGCTACCACCAACGACGTGCGTGGCACCTATGCCCCGTCCAGCGCGGCTAACGGCACTCGCCGCCTTGTGATCGCCATTGGCCTCACGGGCTTGCAGGCTGGCCCGAATGCAACGCAGACCGGCGCTGTCGGCGTCACCCCCGCCTAATAAGCTGGGGAGCTTCGGCTCCCCTTACTTTCCTTTAGGAGGGCCAAATGGCTGACACTGTAGCATCACAGACAATTCTTGATGGCGAACGTCTCGTCATCCAGAAGTTCACCAACATCTCTGACGGTACTGGTGAGACGGCTGTCGTCAAGATAGACGTCTCGACCTTAATCCCGAACTCATTCGGTATTGCCTGCAATGGTGTGAAACTGAACAAAATCTACGCGACAACTCACGGCATGGAAGTTCGCATTCTTTGGGACGCGACTACTGACGTGTTCGCTTGGATGATCCCGCAGAACACAAACTACCTGATGGACCTCTCATCTTTCGGCGGTATCCCTAACAATGCCGGAACCGGGGTGACCGGCGACGTGTTGTTTACTACTTCGGACGCGAGTGCAGGCGATATGTACACCATCGTTCTTGAGTGCATCAAAACCTACGGGTGATCTTATGGTCCGCTTGCGTATGGCTAAGGGTGGAGCGACCCCAGTCTACAAAACTGGCGGTGCATGGACACGAGCCGAAGGCAAGAACCCTGAAGGCGGATTGAATGCCAAAGGGCGCGCGTCTCTGCGCGCCGAAGGCCACGACATCAAGCCTCCCGTGAGCGCGAAACAAGCCGCGCGCAGTGAAGTTGCAGCCAACCGCCGTAAGTCCTTTTGCGCCCGCATGTCTGGTATGCCTGGGCCGATGAAGGACGACAAAGGCCGACCGACCCGGAAGGCGCTGTCGCTTCGTAAGTGGGATTGCAACTGATGGCAAAGGGCCCAATCTACGGCGAGTTTTCTTTCCCTGCTGAGGCAGGTTTTAGCTCGTCTGGCGCCGATTTGCCGGATGGCTACGCCCGTGGCGGGGCGGCGAAGTCTACAGTCAACGCCGCCGGGAACTACACAAAGCCAACTATGAGGAAGGCTTTGTTCAATCAGATTAAGTCTGCGAGCGTGCAGGGCACTGGGGCGGGCCAATGGTCTGCTCGTAAGGCTCAATTGCTGGCAAAACGGTACAAGGAAAAGGGCGGGGGTTATAAATGAAAGATCCTCAGAAATCTTTACAATCTTGGGGTGAGCAAAACTGGCGGACAAAGTCAGGTAAGCCCTCATCCGAAACTGGTGAGCGTTATTTACCTTCTGCTGCTATTGATGCGCTGTCTCCTGCGGAATATGCCGCTACAACACGCGCAAAGAGAGCTGGCAAGAAGTCTGGTCAACAATTCGTGCCGCAACCTAAGAAGATTGCGGAAAAGGTTCGTTCATATAGGACAAAGGGACTGTGACCTTAAAGGCTGGGCTTCTAGCTCTGCTCTTTGCAAGTCTAATCCACCCATCCTCGGCTTCCGCAGGGAGAAATGAAATGGCTATTCGTTACGTAAAAGACTTTGAGTTTCCGGCTGCTGCTGGGTTTACCGACAGCGCAACCAAGGTGACAGGGCAAATGTACGCCAAGGGCGGCCAAGCGAAAGCGCCCAAGGGTAAGGAAATGGTTCTGCTTATCGGCGTCGGCATGCCCAAGAAGGGCCCGATGAAGAAGGCCGAAGGCGGCTATTCAGACATGAATGAGTATATGTCTGAGCTGGAAAAGAAGTCTCCGATCCAGAGCGGCACCTACGGCAAGAAGAAGCCAGAGGCCAAGAAGAAGGCTCCATCCAAGAACTACATCCCCGGCACCAACGTCGAGGCGTCCGACATCATGGACGCGGACGAGCGTGCTCGCCTGGAGCGCGGCTACAAGATGGGCGGAAAGATCCAGTACGAAGACGGCGGCAAGGACACCTCGGTGCCCGTAAAGGACATCAAGAGCGGCAAAGTCAAGCAGTCTAGGGACGCTGACTATTATCGCGAGATGGAGCAGATGAAGAAGCCCGCCATGAAGAAAGGCGGCAAGATGAAGCACGAAGACGAGGCGATGGATCGCAAGCTGGTTAAGACAATGATCAAGCCTGCGGCCCTCAAGAAGATGGGCGGTGGCATGGCCGAGAAAGAAATGATGCATGGCGGCATGGCCAAGAAGGAAATGGCTAAGGGCGGCATTTCTGCCCGTTCGCCTTTGCAGGCAATGGGTATGGCTCCTCGCGGCATGTCGCTGAAGCAGGCTCGCGGAGTTCCTGTTGGGTCTCGCGCTCCGATGATCTCACCGCTTGCTACCGGGGCTGGGCCAATGACCGGCGCTGCTCCTGCTATGGGTAGCCGTGGCGTAGGCGTAAACAAAGCGCGCCCCGGCAAGCCTGACGTCAGTGCCATTCGCATGGCAATGGCTAAGGCAGCCAGCGCAGCGAACCCCGAGTCCGCGCCTGCAATGATGAAGCGCGGCGGCAAAACCTCCATGAGCAAGTGCTGACATGACCGTATCAGGGACTGTATCGACAACCGTATTCCAGACCCGGAAGGTGATTGATCACGCCTTCCGGCGTTGCCGTATGGTCCCTGAGCAAATCACCTCAGAGATGATCGACACGGCGAAGGACAATCTCTACTTGATGTTGTCCTCGCTCGCCAATCAGGGCTTCCCTCTCTGGTGCATCCAGAAAGACATCTTGCCCCTGTACCTGGGTCAGCCGGATATACCTACCCCAAATGGCACCGTTGACATCCTGAATGCAAACTACCGCTGGCTGTTCAGGCAGAACGGCGTTGCTCAATATTCCTCCGCCGGTGGCATTGTCACTTATGCCTTCGACGGAGATCTGAGCACGTCATGCGCCCAGACGACGGCGAACGGTAACATATATGTAGACTACGGCAGCAGTTCGAGCGACGGCACCATAGTCACGACAGTCGGCGTGATGATGGCGACGTCTGGCTCTTTCAACATCAAGTTTGAAGGATCTAACGATCTTCTGACATGGACTGAGGTTATAGCACCGGGTGCTACAACATATGTCGCCAACCGCTGGCAATGGTACGACGTCGATGTTGCCTCGACGTGGAAATATTTTCGTATGCGTGAGACAGGTGGCGGCACGCTCAATGTCGTCGAGTTCTATATTGGCAATAATCCGACCGAGATCCCGCTCGCTCGCCTGAACCGCGACGACTACACGAACCTGCCTAACAAGTATTTCGCTGGCCGCCCGCTGCAATACTGGTTCGATCGCCAGCGCGACATCCCGATCATGAATATCTGGCCGGTGACAGATCAGGGCTCGATGTTCGGGCAGTTTGTTATTTGGCGTGAACGCTACATCATGGATGTCGGAACATTGACAGAGACGCTTGACGTACCACAAAGGTGGTATGAGGCGATCGTCTGGCAGCTCTCATGGCGCCTTTGCCAAGAATTGCCTGATGTGCAACCGCAATACTTGACGTATATTAAGGCTACGGCTGATGAAGCCCTGGCCCTAGCGCAAGCGGAAGAGCGAGACAATTCGCCGATCTACTTCGCGCCTAACATAAGTCCGTATACGAAATGAGCATCTTTTTAGATCCTCGGGGGAAATCCACTTTCGGCATTGGGATCTGCGCCCGATGCCAGAGGAAGATGTCGCTTGATGATTTGATGCCAGATCCTAATTATCCCGGCTTGCGCGTATGCGAGATGGATCAGGATCAGTTCGACCCCTACAGATTGGCAGCTCGCCAGCCCGAGCGCATCACGTTAAACTTCCCACGGCCGGACGTTCCTGTGACCACAGACCCAGGCGGGTTGGTTACGGAGAGCGACGACTACTTTATCATTGTTGAAGAAGGCGGGGAGTATCTAGTCCCATGAGCACCGTCCCGAGCAACCTAGTTCCGGTCTCAATCACCAATTTGCCTTTGGCAACTGCCCCTACGGGTACGGACACGACTATCATTGTCCAGGGCGGCATTACCAAGCGCGCCACCTTTGGCCAGTTCTTGCAGTACATCGGGCCTACTGGTCCGACTGGCACGACTGGGCCTACAGGCGCCGCTGGCCTTGTAGGCCCTACAGGTTCCGTAGGGGCTACTGGGCCTACGGGGGCCACAGGCCCAACTGGTGCTGCTTCGTCTGTTGTCGGTCCAACGGGCGCGACCGGCGGCACGGGGCCTACAGGCCCGACTGGCGCTGCTTCGTCTGTTGCCGGTCCAACGGGTCCAACGGGCAACACTGGACCTACTGGGCCTACGGGTGCTGCTTCTACTGTTACAGGGCCTACGGGTGATACGGGCCCCACCGGCCCAACTGGCGCAACGGGTGCAGCTTCTGTCGTTGCAGGGCCTACGGGACCGACCGGATCTGGGCCTACTGGTCCGACTGGGGCTGCGTCTACTGTTGCTGGTCCTACGGGTAGCACGGGGCCTACGGGTCCGACCGGGGCCAATTCTTCTGTGGCGGGACCAACCGGCCCGACCGGGGATATGGGGCCTACGGGACCGACTGGGAGTGCGTCTTCAGTTGCAGGCCCTACGGGTCCGACTGGACCTACCGGAGCCACCGGCGCAGCGTCTACTGTTGCTGGGCCTACCGGGCCCACAGGTGATATAGGACCGACCGGCCCAACTGGAGCTAATTCTAGTGTCGCGGGACCAACCGGCCCGACTGGCGGAACCGGACCTACCGGACCAACTGGTAGTGTTTCAAATGCAACTGCGATAAAGTTCGCAATACTCTACGGACTGTAGGAGAACACGATGGCCAACCCGAACATTGCAGCCGTAACATCCATACTCGGCACAAC